AAGCCGCTTTAGAAACAGCAGTTGTTAATATAATTAATTTAGGTATCGAAAAAGGATACTGGGAGTACAATGAATAGAATAATTTATAAAATAATTTTTGTTTTTACTTTATCAGTAATTGCAGATGATAATGAAATATATATAAATCAAACAGGTAGTAATGCAAGTATAGATTTAGAACAACTAGGTAGTTCTAATATTATAGGTGGTTCTGATTCTGTCGCTGGTACTATGACAAGTGCTACTCTTAATGGTGGGAGTATGACTTTAGATATTAATCAAATAGGCTCATCTAACCAGTTTTTGACAGGAGGTCTTTATGGTTCTGACTTTACTGGTTTCTTTGAATTTGATGGTGATTCTAATATATTCGATATAGATTTAGACACTTCTGGATTGAATGGTGCAGACTTTGTAGATTTAAATATAGATATTACAGGTTCTAGTAACACATTTGATGTAGATTTGGGAGAATCATCAGCAGTAGATTATCTTAATTTAGATTGGATAATAGATGGTGATAGCAATGCTTTTGACTATGAGATAGATTCTGAATATGCAACTAACTATGTAGATTTATTTGGTGACAGTAACACTATTAATTTTACAGGTAGTGGTTATGGTAATAGCTCTACAGATGCTGGATATTTTTATTTAGATTTAACTGGCAGTTCAAATGTATACAATATTACTCAATCATCAACTTTAGCAGCAGATTGGTTAAAAATAGAAAGCAATGGATCAAATCAAAACGTGTGTATTATACAGTCTGATTCTGGCACTGCCACTTCATGCTAATACTATAGGTGATATAACAGAACTTAAAGGCAATGGTCGAATTGTTAGAGATGAACCATTTGCTGCTGTATTAGATTTTGATATAAACTCTTACGATAATGTTCAAACTGCTAACGGCAGAATAGGAATTACATTTTTAGATGATAGCCAAGTTAGATTAACTGAGCATTCTAAATTAATTATTGACGAGTATATATTTAATCCTAATCCAGATAAATCTAAAATGTCTCTTACTTTTGCAAGTGGCACAATAAGATTTGTTTCAGGTAGTGTTAATAAACTTAATAAAAAAAATGTAACTCTATCTACACCCACAGCAGACATAGCAATACTAGGTACAGACTTTACAGTAACTGTAAATGAATTAGGTGAATCTTTAATTATATTGTTGCCAGATGCTAATGGTTTATCTAGTGGTGAAATAATAGTTTCTACAGCCGCAGGTCAGGTAACTCTTAATAAACCTTATCAAGCTACAACAGCTAGCATGTATGAGCAGCCGCCTACAGAACCTATAGAGTTGGATATAGATTTACAGTTTATTGACAATATGTTGATAATCAATCCGCCTAAAGAAAAAGTTGTAGTAGAAGAAAGACAAGTTGCTAGAAGAGATGATTATTTAGATTTTACAGATTTAGATATAGATTTTTTAAATGAAGATTTATTAGCACTAGAGGAAGACTTTGATTATAGTGAGCTCGATATAGATTATTTATCAGTAGAGTTTTTGGAAGACTTATTAGATGTAATAGATGATCTAGATATACAAGAAGAAGATGAACTTAATCAATTTGTTTCTGCTGTACCTATTACTGGAACTTCTTTAGGACAAGATTTAGAAACACAAATAGTGACTATATTACAGGGCGATGAAATAAAAATTATTCGTAATGTAAATCAATATGTAACTTTAGAATTAAATGCTGATCAAGGATATTCTGTTTTAATAATACAAGATGGTGTATCAAAAAGTATAACTATTAATAATAGTTCATCATCAACGATACGAATATCTCAAGGATCAGGATGAAAAAACATTTAATTTATTTATTTATAATTATAAGTTTTATTTATATTACAGTACAAAATTATAATTTTGTAGAAACTTTAAAACTAAAGACTTTCGATGTTTTTGTAGAAAAAAAAGAACCTTCAGGTAATTTTGTAATATTAGATATAACAGATCAAGATGTTAGAGATAGAGGTGGATACCCATTTCCAAGAAAAGATTTAGCTCAAATACAAGTTGATCTTATAAATAAAGGTGCATTAGGAGTTGGTTGGGTAATAAGTTTTGTAGATGCAGATAGATTTGGTGGTGATCAAATTTTTGCAGACTATTTAAATTACATACCTACAGTAGTTGCAACTTTTGAAACAGATAATAATTTAAAACCACCTACTACAGGAACTGTAATATTAGGACAAGATGTATATGGTATAGAAGCTAGAGGATATATACCAAATATAGAATTAATAAAAAAAAATGTACAAGAAGGTTTGGTATCTGCACCAGTAGATATAGATAACTTAGTCAGAAAAATTCCTCTATTGTATAAATCAAATGATGGTTGGACTCCATCGTTTGGTACACAAGTGTTAAAAGTATTAGCTGGTGCAGACACTTACATAATAAAGACAAGCGAAGCAGGTATAGAAGAAATAAGAGTACCAGGTATACCACCTACACCTTTAGATAATTTAGGTAGGAAATGGATAAGTTGGGTTAATACTCCTAAGACAACATTAAAAGAAATGGATGTTGAAGGTAAGTTTGTATTTATAGGAGTAACTGCTAAAGGGGTAATGCCACAAGTAGCCGTACCCACAGGTCTTGTTTATCCGCATCATGTGCAAGCAGCTTTAGCAGAATCAATACTTATAGAAGATAGTCCTTACATACCTAATTATGCTCTGTTACTAGAAATAACTATATTAATAGTATCGACATTATTTGTATGGCTAATATTAAATACTTTAAATTTGAGTTATGGATTGTTAGGTTTTGGGTTAGTTTTATTTGGCACATCTTATTATGGTATCCATTTAATTAGAAGTGGTTTATTAGTAGATGTAACATGGTCTTTAGTAGCAAGTTTTTTTACTGGAGCAACTGCATTTTATTTAAATTACAGTGAGCAGTACAAACTGAGGCAACAAATCAAAAAACAATTTGAACATTACTTAGACCCTAGACAAGTTAAAAAATTACAAGACAATCCTGAATTATTAAAGTTGGGTGGAGAAAAAAGATATTGCACCTATTTATTTACTGATGTACGAGGCTTTACTAATTTGAGTGAACAACTAGAACCTGAAGAAGTAACAGAACTAATGAACAAAGCTTTAACTATACAGGCTAAAGTTGTACAAGATAATGGTGGCATGGTAGACAAATATATAGGTGATGCAATGATGGCTATATTTAATGCTCCTATAGAATTAGATAATCATGAAGATGCTGCTATAAAAACAGCAATTCAAATAAGACACGAAATAAAAGCAGCACAGTTAGGTATTGAAATTGGTATTGGATTATCGTCAGGAGAAGCTGTGATAGGAAATATGGGAAGTAAAACACGCTTTGATTATACAGCGATAGGTGATGCTGTAAACCTTGGAGCAAGGATGGAATCAAGTTGTAAAGAGTTAAAAACAGATTTAGTGATAGCAGAACATACTATGAAAGCTAGCTCTTATAAATTAAAATCATTAGGACAAATAAAAGTCAAAGGTAAAAACAAACCTATAAAGGTTTATACAGAGAGGTAATATTATGAAAAATATATTAAAAAAAGCTGTTGGTAGTCTTGCACCTACGTTAGGTGCTGCAATAGGCGGACCAATGGGCGGAGCTGCTGGTAAGATGTTATCAGAAATATTAGGAGTTCCTAACAATGAAAAAGCTATACAGCAAGTAGTTCAGAATCCATCTATGGAAGACTTAGCTAAAATTAAAGAAGCTGAATTAAAGTTTGAAGCAGATATGGCAAAACATAAAGTTGATGTTTTTGCTCTTGAAGCACAAGAGAAGCAAGATGCTAGAAAATATTTTTCTAAAGATTGGACAGCAAGAATAATAGGTGTAGCTACTATTGGTGGCTTTTTAGGTTATATATTTTTAGTAACATTACAACCACCAGAACAAAACTCAGAGGCTCTTATTAATCTTGTGCTTGGTTATTTAGGTGGTTTGGCTAGTGCAATTATATCTTTCTACTTTGGTGCATCGCACAAAGATAAAGGAGAGTAAGATGAATATATCTGAAGAAGGTAAAGCTATTATTAAAAAGTTTGAAGGTTGTAAATTAGAAGCCTATCAATGTCAGGCAGGAGTTTGGACAAATGGATGGGGAGCCACTAAAGATGTAAAAGCAGGAGATGTTTGGAGCCAATCATATGCAGATGAAAGATTCGATGGTGATATAATTGAATATGAAGACTACGTTAATAAGTATGTAGAGGTGCCTTTAGAACAACATCAGTTCGATGCTCTTTGTTCATGGGTATACAATTTAGGTCCAAAAAACTTTAGAGAAAGCACAATGTTAAAAAAAATTAATCAACAAAATTTTGATGAAGTTCCAAAAGAAATAAGAAGATGGAACAAAGCAGGTGGTGAAGTTTCACAAGGTTTAGTACGCAGGAGAGAAGCTGAAGCATTGCTTTGGGATAATAAAGAATGGTATGAGGTGTAATTTTGGCGTTACAAAAATTTGTATTTAAACCAGGCATTAATAAAGAGGGAACAAATTACTCTAATGAAGGAGGATGGTTTGATGCAGATAAAATTAGATTTAGAAAAGGTAGACCTGAAAAGATTGGAGGTTGGGAAAAAAATTCTACAAATAGTTTTTTAGGTACTTGTAGAAAAATACATTTATATAAATCATCTACTGCTTCTGAATATGTTTTATTAGGCACGCATAAAAAATTATATGCAAAGCAAGGAACAGTATTTCATGATATAACACCAGTGAGAAGTACAACAGGAGCTGGTGATGTTACTTTTGCTAAAGTAGCAGATGATGATGCTACTATCACTGTAAACGATACTGCACATGGAGCTGTTAAAGGAGATTTTGTAACTTTTACTAATGCAGCAACATTAGGTGGAAATATTACTGATGCTGTTTTAAATCAAGAATATGAAATAGCAACTATAGTTACTCCTAACTCATATACTATAGAAGCTAAAGATACAAG